ATGAGACAAAAATTTCAAATACTGCCAGAGGAGCAGCCGCTTATTGAAGCTGCAATAAAGCTTGGGGATTGGCTTGGGAAACAGAAGTCAGTAACAAAGCAGCAGAAACAAATCATAAAAGACCTTCAGTATGCGCTAAGTAATTTGCCTGACTCAGCACCAGGCGTGTCTGGGAGTTATGGCTTTAGTGTATGTGATAAGGCTGTCTCGACTTGGAATGGGGAAATGCCAGTACCAACCGGAAAATTTCAAGAATGGTGTGTTTACTACTCTTCGGGCAATAATAATGATGAAAGTATTAGGGAATACTGTGTTTTGGAAATTTTTAGTATCTACAGTCCATATCCAGAACAGCATTTCGATGATTTGGCAGGGGTTTCAAAAGAATTAGGCTTATACAGGGCAACTACTGAGTCTAAGGGAGGGATTTGTTCAGAGGATCATGAGGTGATTCTCGATTGGATTGAATCGGTCAGTGATCCTGAACAGTTTCTGGTTGAAGGAGTGGATTTCAAGATTGAGATACTGGATTAATGATATCTGTTTGAGGTGAGATTACTTTGAAATGTTCCCGCTGCTCAGACCAGAGCATCGGAAAGGGTTTCATGCAATCTTTCATCGATAACTGCCACTTGCCCTGATAACACAGAATATCTTCCTGGATATCCGGGGCCAGGCAGGTCAGGCGGATGCACTTTGAGACCCTGGCCTTATCCACCTTTTCCTTCTCAGCCAGCTGTTTGATGCTGGAGAACTTTTGCCGGGTGAGCATCTTTAGCCAGCGATGACCCTGAATCAGGGCTATTTGTATCTGCTTCATTTCCGGTGGGTCAATGGCTCCAGCTGGTGTTTCAATGGTGGTCTTGCCCCCTCGTTGATTCATGCGAATCGGCAGGGTTACTTTGATCAGATTTTCCTCTTCAAGAAACTCAACCTGCTCCTCGCCGTTTTTAAGTACGTAGGCCATGGTCTTCGATCTCCGTGTGAGTGGGGGATAGTTCTGATACGACAGAATCAATGCCATCCGGTTTGAACAGGATGGTCAGAGTCGTTGGGGTCAGGTCAATGCGGTGAATCAAAAGCTCGATTAAACGGCGCTTTTCAGGAGTAAATAGCTCCTCCCAGATGCTTGATAAGTCATTCAGGGCCAGGCGAACCCTGTCAATGCTGATCTGCGGCTCAGTCTTTTCCACCTTCTCCCATACGTGCAGTAACAGCTCCGGGCTGGCCAGCTGTCGTTGTGTACTCTCCAGCACCAGTTTTTCCAACACAGAGGCCGACAGGGGCGGCAGTGGGCCGTTTGAGTAGCCTTTGGACTGTGCTGAATAGCTGACGTAGTAACGAAACAGTTTCCCGTTTTGCTTTCGTGTGCTGGTGGCTGACAGGGCATGGCCATCCGGCCCAAAAAGAAGGCCTTTCAGGAAGGAGGGATTCTTTCTTAATCGAGACTGCCGTGAGCGCTGTATGGATTCAATGTCGAACGCTGCCACTGCCTTGGCCCAGAGGTCATTGGAAATAATGGCCGTATGCTCCGCTGGAAACCATTCTCCCTTGTTGCCAATTTCACCCATGTAAATCCGGTTTCTGAGAATGCGATAGACGGCGTTTTTGGCAAAAGCTATACCACCACGAAAGCCTCCATTTCTTAAAGGGATCTGTTTGGTCCTGTAACCCTTGGCATTGAGCATCTCACAGGTGGCTATGATCGAGCGGGTGGCTGCAAAGTGTTCAAAAATAAGTCGTACAACAGAAGCCTCTTTCCTGTTAATCAATAGCTTTCGGTTTACTACGTCGTAGCCCAAGGGTGGATTGCCTCCCATCCACATGCCTTTCTTCTTGGACAACAGAAACTTGTCACGGATACGCTCACTGGTCACCTCTCGCTCAAACTGGGCGAAGGAGAGCAGAATATTCAGGGTCAAACGGCCCATACTGCTGGTGGTATTAAATTGCTGGGTGACAGAAACAAAGGAAACACGATGCTGGTCAAACAAATCCACCAGCTGGGCAAAGTCGGCCAGTGAACGACTAAGGCGATCCACTTTATAGACAACGATGATATCCAGCAGGCCTGCCCTGACATCACGAAGCAGACGTTGAAGGGCAGGACGCTCAATGTTTCCCCCAGAGTAGCCCCCATCATCATAGTCGTCGGGTACCAAAACCCAGCCTTCATGTTTCTGGGAGAGAATATAGGCCTCGGCTGCATCTCTCTGGGCATGGAGTGAGTTGAATTCCTGTTCCAGTCCTTCTTCTGAGGACTTTCGGGTATAGACAGCACAGCGCTTTTTAACTGATTCAGCGTTATTCTTTGCCATTTTTATCCCCTCTCAAACCAAAGAACAGAGGTCCAGACCAATAAGAGCCGGTGATCAGGTTGGCTATCTTCGACAGGCTTGAGTAGGTCTGTCCCCTGTACTCAAAGCCCTCCGGCGTTACCACTACCCTATGTGATTCACCGTTGTAGTCCTTGGTGAGAACCGTTCCTGGTGGTGGCTTTACTGTACGCCGTTTTAGGGTTTTTTGTTGGTGTTCCCTATGGCGGTTGGCATCCTGCAGACGCTCCTTGGTTCTCTCCGTCATACCTCCCAATACCAGCTCCTGTATTCTGACCGCAAGGCGCTGGCGAAGAATACGTTGGTCCAGTTCTGGTGCCGGTTTTCCATAGAGCTGAAACCATTTCTGTCTAAGCTGTTCTGTATTCATTCTCTGAAGCTCCAGCACTCGAACTGCCAGAGTTTTTTCTTCTTGGCTGTCTTTCATAATCAGTCTCCGTCGTTTTTCTCAGCAGTGTTAACAGTCATGCATGAGTTGGCCGGTATATCCAGTCGAACAGAGTCTTTTTCAGGGAATGTAGTGGATTTGGGGTACTGTCGGTAATAGCTTCTCAGAATGGCGTGAGCCAATAATTCGGTTATCTCTTCTCTAGAGGATACCGGTTGTTTTGATAAAAGTTCTTCCATGATGTACGCCGGATTGTTTTTCGAATTCTTATCTGAGTGTTGTCTTTTCTTTATATAAGATCCATACCGGGGTAACCGGTTCCATCCGGTGTTTTCCGGGGGATTGACAGAGTAGACAATCAGGGACAAGATGAGTGACTTAAAAAAATTACAAAAACTCTGTTGTATAAGAGGTCAAGGTGTAGATGTAGAGAAAGTCTAAAACCGGAGGATAGGATGCCCCATATAAAACGAGTCCTGAAATATGTTCGGGGTGACTATTGTCGTCAGCTATTACAGCTAACCGGGGTGACGAGAGCGCAAAGGATTCTTGCTCATGAACCGGAATTCAGTACCACCATCAATCTGAAAGACGCCTGTGCCAACCTCGACAAGAGACAGCGGCAGACCTTTGATGACCTGACCCGGCGCATTGACCAGATGACGGACGAAGTGGGTCAGGAGTTACTGGCCAGGCTGGTCAAGAATAAAGCCGAGTATATTGCCCAGGATGATCCTTATAATCAGGCAGCCTGGGTTCTTCTTCATGAACAATCCATCTTTGAACAGGCTGAAAGTGAGCGCTTTGCCGATGAAGCTCGTCTGACAGCGAAGTGGGACAGTTTCAAAGTGTTGTCCAGCGTCAATCAACTCCCGGATCTGGAAGGATTAAAAGAGTATCTCACACAGCACTTTGGTGGTGATGATGAAGTGCTGGTGGAGTTGTTTCAACGTGAACGCCCAAGCATCGATGGCACCACAGAAACCCTGCAGCAAGTGATGGTTTACCGGGAAGGTGTGCCCAGCCTACTTAAGGAAGTCTCCAAAGAGAAGAAAGCACTCCGGGAAACCATGGTCAGACCAGCGAGGGAGTATGCTTTCCTCTGGAATCCGCAGAAGGGTGAACTGGAAGTGGTGATTCGCAAGAAGCAGGAACGCGAGCAGCTGGCCCAGTTGTTCACCAGCAAGGGACTGGGGATAGAGCAGGCTCCAGAGAAGTTGGAAAGAAGACAGCTTACGCTTGATGTCCTGAAGTCAAATCCAGTGTTGCCATTCACCCGGAAAGAAGGGATCGAACAGGTCTCTGTCTCCTATCTGAAATTTAAATCGACCCGAACCAAGGCACCTTACACCGTTCGATCTCCGGCTCATAAAGCCCATGAAAAAGATGTCTATCAGGTGCTGAAAGAGGATGAGATAGAACACTTTCTGAATTGTGGCCAGTATTCTGTTGCTGAGGCTTCCATTGCCGTGAAGTTCAGGAAAAAGGAAGGGCAGAGTCGTGCTAACAGTACCATCATTATTCTGAAAGAGCCCTGTACCTCCAATTTGCAGGATCTAACCGAACGAGAGCGTCATCTCAGTTGGAATAAGCTCAGGGAGTGGGGGTTGACTCATGACTGACGCGTTAAAGCTGCCTGATAAACAGCGTTCATTTCGTTATCTGGCTGGTCTGTACGAAACCGATTTTGACACGGTTCTGAAAGCGAGCCTGGATATAGACAGGCCTAATGAAGCTGCAGACATCGTCAGCTCTGGAGCTTTGACTCCTGGTGGGCTGACTTATGATATACCTATCGATACCGACGACGGAGAGCAATGGTTGGAAGTGGTTGAGCGGGAGCCGGGCGTCTATACCTGTTACTGCGTCTCCGAAGGCTTTGTTGAGGTCACGGAAGAGCAGCAGCGACAATACAAGTACGACCGGGGCTGGCTAATCAAAGTGCTCAAGAGTCACCTTAAATTGTCAGGCGAACAGGTCACGGTGATTCCTGAACTGCTCGAGTGGTTGGGGAATACTCAGGTAAGTGGGTAACCCTATCAGGTTCTGCTTGCCCGACATCTGACCAGTATGAGCGGCTTCAAAAGCATTTATCAAAGCTTGGAAAGCTGGAAGGGTAAGGCTCCCGGAGTGGTCCTAACGGTATCCGAGCGCTTTGACCATCTGCTTCCCTTGCCAGGCCCGTATCCGATTGTGTCGATTATGTCGTTGCTGTCTTCTGAAGGTCCCTGTGAGATAAACGCCCGAAAGCTGAAAGATGTACTGCGGGCAACCTTCCAGCCTGATCTTGGATCACTCGAAGTACAGTGGTCGGTACAAGGGCTTGTTGGCCGGTTTGAAGCGGATGATAGAGAACCCTGGGATATTCGTGGTGAGAAACGCTGTACGGTGACCACCCTGATCTATGATGCCTGGTTAGCAGGTAATGCAGGGATTACGACTGAGCAGTTGAATGAGGAGGGCTTTAAAGTCACTCACCCTGGTAACTGTTATAACGACAACCGATGGAAGGATTACATTTGTTATGAAAACAAACTCTGGAGTATCAAGGCGGAGAGATTAACTCGGCGGAAACTTTCAGCTTGATTCTTGGCTATCCTTATTTCGCTGGGGCAGTAAAGTCCTGGTGATCTTCAATTTATGACTGAATATTACGGTCTACAGCGAGGTTGTTATGTCCAAGAAGTCAAACCATCCAGCTGACATGGGTAATTCAAATAAAGGTACTCCAGGTCAAAATCAGACTCATTCCAAAAATCAAGGTAATAGAGGGAAGCAGCTGAACCCTAACCAACAGAAAGGAGATAAGTAAACTCCTTTGTTAGTGGCGGGTTTTCAGCTCGCCACTCTCACGCCTTTCCTGCCGCAAAAGTTCTCATTTTTTCATAAATATACGCCAGCTACTTCCCAGCTACGCCTCAGCTACCTCCCGGCTACTCCGACTGCCCCATGATTGTTCCTGCCTTTGGAAAAAACAAGAAGGAGCATGAAATGGAAGTGCAACACCTGAGCCAGAAAGAACTGGCCGACCGCTGGCGGATCAGCCCCTATACCCTGGAGAAGTGGCGTATGCGCGGGTTGGGTCCTTGCTATATCAAGCTGGGCAATCGTGTCGTTTATCGGTTGTCAGATATTGAAGCGCATGAAGCTTCGCATACCCATGCGGGTACATCGCAGCCAATCGTCTGTCAGGAAGGTGATGTATGAGCAGTGAGCTGGAAAATATTCAGGGTATGGGGGTTGCTGAGTTGGCTGCTCGCTCTGGAGAAGAGTTGGCGAAGCTCGAGAAAGAGGTGGAAAGAGGCCTGTCCCATTTAGCGGTTCAGAAAGAATGGCTGGCGTCGGTGATCGCCTACAAGTATGTCTTCAAGGCTTCTCAGATCCGGGCTCAACTGCAGCAAGAGTTCGGTGAAATCAGCTTTGAAGATGAAGGTGTGCGAGTGCTGGTGGATCTGCCCAGGGAAGTTAGCTGGGATCAACAAAAACTGAAGGCCATAGCTCAGCGGATTCAGGAGCAGGGAGAAGATCCTTCTGAGTTCCTGGATGTTCATTACTCAGTGCCCCAGGAGAAGTTTGATCGTTGGCCTCAGGAAGTTCGTCGATCCTTTGAGCCAGCCTTGCAAGTGAAGCCAGGACGTTGCACCTACCAGCTGGTGGGAGGGTAGTCATGAGCCTTCCCATTCTCAACTCGCAACAACGTAGCCAGGAACACAAGGGCATTAAGTGTGTACTGCTGGGCAACAGTGGGGTGGGTAAAACCACCCAGCTGCTGAGTCTCAACCCTGACGCCACTCTGTTTGTGGATCTGGAAGCCGGTGATCTGGCAGTGCAGGAGTGGCCTGGTGATACCCTTCGTCCAGCCACCTGGTCTGAGTTCCGAAACTTTGCCGTCTATCTGGCGGGTCCCAACCCAGCCCTTCGGGACGATCAGGTGTATTCGAAAGCGCATTATGAAGCCGTGTGTCGTAAGTACGGTGACCCCAAATCGCTGGAGAAGTACGACACCTACTTTATCGATTCCATTACGGTGCTGGGTCGGCTCTGCTTTCAATGGTGCAAGGGACAGCCCCAGGCTTTCTCGAGAAAACCGGCAAGCCGGACACTCGGGGAGCCTATGGGCTGCACGGTCAGGAGATGATTGCGGCACTGACTCATCTGCAACATGCAAGGGGCAAGAATGTGGTCTTTGTCGCCATCCTGGAAGAGCGGGTGGACGACTTTAACCGCAAGCTCCATCAGCCCCAGATCGAAGGCAGTAAAACCGGTCTGGAACTGCCTGGCATCGTTGACCAAGTGATTACCCTGGCCAGCCTGCCCGATGAAGAAGGAAACCTGCGTCGTACTTTTGTTTGCCAGACCCTCAACCCCTATGGCTACCCGGCCAAAGATCGCAGCGGTCGTTTGGATGTATTCGAACCGCCTCACCTCGGACAGCTGTTTACCAAGATCCGCAGTGGATCAAGGCAGCCTGTCCAGTTTGAAACTCAATCCCAAGGAATGGAGCAACAGCCATGAGCCAACAAAGAGCAATGAATCAGCAAAAACCGATGGCACGCTGGAACGACTTTAATGATGCCACTGACCAGGGCAGCTACGACGTCATTCCTTCAGGAACCCTGGTCAAAGTTCGTATGACTCTTAAACCCGGAGGATATGACAATCCCGAAATGGGCTGGACGGGTGGTTACGCTACCTGTGGTGATACTGGAGCCATCTATCTCAATGCCGAGTTTACCGTGCTGGAAGGTCAGTACGCCAAACGTAAGGTCTGGTCCCTGATCGGGATGCACAGCCCCAAAGGCCTGGAGTGGGAGAACATGGGCCGGTCTTTTGTCCGGGGTATCCTGCAATCAGCACGTAATATCAAGGCCGAGGATAACAGTCCACCAGCTTATAAAGCCCGACAGTTGCAGTCTTTGTCAGAGCTGGATGGTATTGAGTTTGTCGCCAAGGTCAGTACTGAAAAGGATCAATACGACGAACCCAAGAATGTCATCAAGCAGGCCATCACACCGGAGCACAAGCAGTATGCCCAGCTGATGTTTGGACAGACAGCACCTCAAGGTCATCCACAAACCGCTCAACAGGGAGGTCATTCCCAGGCTCAGCTGCAATCACAGCTCTACAGTCCTCCGGATTCAGCGCCCCATCCGGCTGAAAGCTACAACAACCAGTGGGATTAAGGCTCTGATGCCCACCCGCTGGTGGGCTTTTCCCTACAGGGACTGTGACAATGAAGAACAAATGGCTTGATTTTAATGATGCCCCAGAGCAGGGCACGATTCAGAAACTGGATGCAGAAGACGTTAAACGTCGTATTCAGGAACGGATGCCAGAGTATCTGGCCTGGCTGTTTCCCAACGGCAAAAAACGAGGTCAGAAGTTTGTGCTGGGCAATGTCCAGGGCAAGAAAGGCAAGAGTCTGGAAGTGGAACTGGGCAGCGGGCTTTGGCACGACTTTGAGAGTGGTGAAGGCGGCGACATCATCAGCCTCACGGCAGAACATCAGAAGCTGGATGCACAAAGGGATTTCCCCGAGATCATTCAGTTTATGGCGGACTGGCTGGGTATGCCGTCATTCACTCCACCAGCTACTGCCAACCACCAGGAAGAATATGAGGATCTGGGTCACCATACCGGCAAGTGGGACTACCAGGATGCTGAAGGTAATCTGATCGCCTGTGTTTACCGTTATGACACATCGGATGGAAAGGAGTTCCGGCCCTGGGATGTAAAGACCCGCAAAACCAAAACCCCCAACCCCAGACCGCTCTACAACCAGCCGGGCATTAAGTTAGCGGACGAAGTGTTGCTGGTGGAGGGAGAGAAAGCAGCCCAGGCTTTGATTGATAGCGGCTATTGCGCTACTACAGCTATGAACGGTGCCAAGGCTCCTACGGATAAAACGGACTGGTCACCTCTCAAGGGCAAGCGAGTGACGCTTTGGCCTGATAATGACGACGCTGGGCTGGAATATGCCTTCAGTGCAGCCAAAGCCATCGCTGATGCAGGAGCCTTGTCGGTAGTGATTTTGAAACCACCCGCAGACAAACCAGGGAAATGGGATGCGGCTGATGCTGCTCAAGAAAGTTTTGATATCGACCATTGGCTAGCCAGCACCGAACGCAAGACAATCAAGTCAGCAGCTGTCAGACTGGAGTGCGCTTCGTTATAAAGGCAAGGCTCCTGAACAGCATTTTCTTATTGAAGGCTCGTTTCCATTGGGGGTTGTGTCCATTCTTGCTGCAATGGGTGATACCGGCAAAGGGATGCTCACCCTGAAACTGGCGCTGGAAATTGCCTGCTGCGACGGTCTCACGGTCGAAGTATTTGGTGGCAAGGTTTTACAGCACGGAACCGCAGTCGTCTTCACATCTGAGGATGATCAGGCAGAAGTGCATCGCCGCCTGGAAAAACTGGACCCAACTGACTTGAGACTGAAGTCACCTGAGAAGCTGGTCATCATTCCCTTACCCAATGCAGGTGGGCCATTCCCTATGGTCAGGGAAACTCCGGAAGGGCCAAGAACGACAACGGAGTTTACCCAGGTGGTCAGGCAGTTACAGGCCATTGAAGATCTCAAACTGGTGGTTTTTGATCCTTTATCGTCTTTTGTCCATGCCGATGTGAATGCCGATCCTGCGGTGGGCAGCTACCTGACAGGGCTGTTAGCAAACCTGGCCAGTGAAACTGGAGCCACTGTGATTGTGGTACACCATATGCGAAAGCCACCAGGGCAGAAACCTATCGAAAACGCAGAGCAAGCCAGAGATGCCATCCGAGGCAGTAGTGCGCTGGTGGATGGTGTTCGTATGGCTTATGCCTTCTGGCCTGCTCAGGATCTGGTGGTTCAACAGGTTTGTCAGACCCTGAACCTGATTCCCGAGTCGAGAAGTTTTTACCAGGGAGCGGTGGTGAAATCCAATGGCCCGGCGGATCGGACAATCCGGACCTATAAACGCAACGGTATCGGGTTGTTGGAAGATCTGACCGCAAGGATAAAAGGTCAGCAGCCTTCTACCTATGACCTGCTGGGAGTGCTGGCAGGTGGCATCAGAATGGCTGCCAGTCGTGGGCATCCTTTTACACACACAGGTGTTAATGGTGTCTTCAAACACCGGCATCGTCTTCCTGAAGCCTTCCATCATATGCCAAGACACAAGCTGGAAAATATGGTTCAGGAATTGTTGAGTGAGCGTCCTCCAAGAGTGGTCAAGGGTACACTTATGGGATCAAAAGAACATAAGTGGCTGGACTCTCCCTGGGGACCATTTGCTGATGGCAAAGGCCGGATCGAAGAGGGTGCTGATCGGCTGAAAAATGACTGATTTAGCGTTTCCAGAGCGTTTCCAATTTCCAGCATTTCCAGAACATTTCCAGATTTTTGGAAACGGAGAAAAGTTTAAGAAGGTGCTCTAACAGTCTGAAAGCATGAAGAAATCTACAAAATTGAATGACATATGTCGCATTTCCAGTTTCCAGGAAATGGTGTGGCTCTGGAAACGTGTAACTTGTTGAAAAATAACCCGTTTCCAATTTCCAGAACACCTTACTTATATAAGTAAGGTTGGAACTTAAATTTCCAACCTTACTGACACGTGATATTTCCGGCTGGAAATCGACTCAGAGAGGCGTCGAAATGGACATCAACGAACTGGCCAATCGCTATCGGGAAGCCTGGCTGGTGGCACGACGAGTGTCGTCAGGGATTAATCTCCGGTACTCCGCCTTCTGGCCGGAGATCAATCCCAATCGCTGGGAGGTCTACCAGGGTGAAAACAAAATCCTGAGACTCCCCGAGCCTTCGGAGGATGAGGTTGACCGAATGGTGCAGTGCATGCGCTGGCTGCGCTGGGTCAGTGAGGAGGAACGCAGGCTGATCTGGCTTCGTGCTTCAGGGTTGCCTTGGCGAGTGATTGCTGAAGATCTGGGTGTGAACCGGAAGACGCCTTACGCACACTGGCGCAAAGCCATGAGCCGGATTGCTATCCATTTGGCCGGAGGACGTAACCCGGAGTAACCCGAAGTAACTCGTAGTGTCCGGTTTTGTCCGGGTAAATCCAAAATAGAGGCCTCTTCAAGGGGTGGACACTTTCGCCAAATTTGACAAGAATTAACGCTAACATCGAAGCGAAGTGCACCTGAACCTCACACCCTCCCGGTCTGAGGTTTTCTTGTCTCTGGAAATCACGGAAGAACCATGTCCAGAATCCTTGTCGAAGCCATCGAACATCGCTCAGTCGCCAGTCTGGTGCCCTATGCCAACAATGCCCGGACTCACTCCGATGAACAGGTGAGCCAGATTGCCCGGTCCATCGAGGAGTTCGGGTTTGTCAATCCGGTGCTGGTGGGCAGTGATGATGTCATCGTAGCTGGTCATGGTCGTTTGATGGCTGCGAACCAACTGGGCATGGACACGGTGCCGGTGATTGTTCTGGGACATCTGGATGAGACACAGCGTCGGGCACTTGTGATTGCTGACAACCAGATCACAGCTAACTCGGGTTGGGACGAAGACCTGCTCAAGCAGGAACTGGCAGAACTGGATGCCCTGGATTTTGACCTGGATCTGATGGGGTTTTCCGATGAAGAGCTGGAAGGCCTGCTGCTGGTGGACGAGCCTGAAGGCCAGACCGACGATGACGACATTCCTGAACCGGAAGAACATCCTGTCAGCCAGACTGGTGATCTCTGGGTTCTGGGGGATCACCGGGTACTTTGCGGCAGTGCTACCGAACAGGCCGATGTGGAAACCCTGATGGCTGGCCAGCTGGCGGACATGGTGTTCACCGATCCGCCCTACAACGTCGACTACGCCAACCCGGAGAAAAATGGCAAAGCCAAAAAAGATCGTCGGATCAAGAACGACAACCTGGGCTCTGAATTCCATGCTTTCCTGCTGGCCGCCATGACCAACCTGCTCGGGGTTTGCAAGGGGGCAATTTATATCTGCATGTCGTCGTCTGAACTGGATACGCTCCAGAAAGCTTTTCGGGAGGCCGGGGGCAAGTGGTCCACGTTTATCATCTGGGCCAAGAACACGTTTACCCTGGGGCGCTCCGATTACCAGCGACAGTACGAACCGATCCTCTACGGCTGGAAGGAAGGTAATGAACACTTCTGGTGTGGAGCTCGGGATCAGGGCGATGTCTGGTTCTACAGCAAGCCTGCCAGGAATGACCTGCACCCCACCATGAAACCGGTGGAACTGGTGGAACGGGCTATCCGTAACTCTTCCAAAACCCATGACATTGTGCTGGATCTGTTTGGTGGCTCTGGCTCCACATTGATTGCCTGTGAAAAGTCCCATCGCAGTGCCCGGCTGACTGAACTCGACCCCAAATACGTCGATGTGATCGTGCGCCGATGGGAGGAGTACACCGGCAAGGAAGCCTACCTTGAATCCAGTAATCTGACCTTCGAACAAACCAGGGGCGATAGACATGGACGATCTCTCAAGGCGACTGGATCAGATTGATTCCAAGCTCGATAAGCTGAGTGATGCGGTGTCTCGCCTGGCCATGATTGAAGAACGGATGACTCATCAGAGCAGCAACCTTTCCCGGCAGGACGAACGACTGGATGAGCAGGAGAAACGCATTCGGCAGCTGGAGTTTCAGTCCAGTAAACGAGGTGTGGTGTTGAACTACTTTGAACGATTCGGTTGGGTTGTGCTGACCGCCACTATCGGACTGTTGTCATACTTTCTCAGGGGGTGAGTGATGAGTAAGCGTAAGGAAACCAACTTCATCGTTGTGCACTGTTCAGACACCCGGGCGAATCAGTGCATCACCTTCGAGGACATCAAACGATGGCACATGATGGAGAGGGCCTTTCTGGACATTGGTTATCACTGGGTGATTGAACGGGATGGTTCGGTGAAACAGGGCAGGCCAATTGATAACTGGGGTGCTCACGTGAAGTGTCACAATCACGAGAGTGTAGGGATCTGCCTGGTGGGTGGTCTGGGACAGAACAATCAGCCTGACGATAACTTCACTTCGGATCAAAAACGGATGCTGAAGTTCCTGGTGGCAGGCCACCAAGCACTGTATCCAAATGCTGTGGTTCATGGTCATCACCACTTCAGTAAGGTGAAGACCTGTCCCAACTTCGATGTGCACTATTGGCTTCGACAGGAAGGACTGTTAGGAGGTAAGCAGTGAGTCTCGTTGCAGCCATTCCGGTGCTGGGAAAGGTTATCGACAAACTCTTTCCAGATGCGGGCAAGGCTCAGGCAGCCAAGACTGAGCTGACCGAGATGCTTCTCAACGGAGAGCTGGAGGAGCTAGAGCAACAGGCTGGAGTCATCAAAGCCGAAGCTCAGGGGGAAGGCTGGCTGCAAAGAAACTGGCGACCCATCGTGATGCTGGTGTTTACGGCGTTGGTCGTGTGTCGTTGGATGGGCTGGTCAGCACCGAATCTTACCGAGGCGGTGGAACTGAAACTGTTCAGCATTATCCAGTTGGGCATTGGTGGATACATTGCCAGCCGGGGGATTGAGAAGGTGGCAACAAGACTTGGTAAGGGTTTTTAAGGTCTCTTTATTTTCGCTAGATGATAGGGCTTAAAACGCTTTGATTTTTTCAGACAGGTTTTGAATATTCCTGTAGACTCTGGACAAAGGGATAGTCGTATAAAAAGAAAAGGATGTATTGTGAACTCATCTAAATTCCATAATTACCCTTCAGTCATCCACTATTACCAAAGAATCAGAGAAGACGTGTGGTCCATCACTCAGGAGACGTGGCCCCACGCAACTATTAAAGGTATTTCACGCAGTACTGCATTACTGGCTGATTCGTGGAAAACCCTTCAGGGGGAAGGGTATCGACGTTCCAGAGCTATTTGGGACTGGGAGCCCGAATTTAAATCGTACCAGACGAAACCCAAACGCTTTGAAATGTCTATCTGGTCAGGCAGTGAACTGTGTGGGCTGACATACGGGAGTCTATCAAAGAATGGTTCCAAGGTTCGTATGAACCTAATTGAAGCTACCCCGGTAAGGCCTAGCCCACTTGGAGAGGCTGTTTTCCCTATCCTTTCTTTTGGGGCCACAGTCTATGCTGATTTAGTTGGGGCTGATGAGATCTGGCTTCTGGACCCTGTATCAGGTGCAATTGATTATTATAAGAATCAGGGGTATATGGCACCAGAACGTTATTGTGGCAAACGTATTGGTATGAAGAAGAGGTAAGCCTATGTTGTCCGACGAAGAGTATGAGAAGAGGCTTCAAGAAGTCAGGAAGCGAATGAAAAAAGAAGGTGAAGAAGTAAAGCAGCGCTCCAGAGAGTGTCCTGTTGAAGAGCCCACTGGAAAGATGACCAATCCATCTGATTTGGACCGAATTAGAGACAGGAAGCACGATGACTAATTCAGCACCAAAGACGCCAGAAGAAATTAAGAAGTACCTTCAGAAAAATAAGGGCAGGCTTCTAAACGATTCCAAACAACTGGAAGCCGCTATAAGGGCAAACAAAAAGGATAAGTCTTGAGGAGCTTCTTTTTAAATGCAGGGAGCGTCTCGAGATCGAAGAGAAAGCTTGATAGAAGGCTTCTGACGACCGTTCCGGGGTCCCTGGGCGGTGTCTTCTAGTGCGGGTATGCATCAGCGCGAAATAGCGCCAGCGACAGAGTGAAAATCGGGGTTGACACTCAGGTTGACAAAATCAGGAGTAGCCTAGTAATGACGGGGCTTTCCGGTGTCAACCCGTTGAAGATTTTGTCAACCTGGGCGGTCGAAGTTGTCAACCTGGTTGACAGATTTCAGGTTGAGCTCAATCCAGAGTTGACTCTGGTGACAGAGAAGCGTTTTGATCTTCAAAGTGCGAGCCAGTGCCTTCAGGTGGTTGAAGCTTGTATTTATACGAGGTTGGTGATCCTGCCAGCTGTCTCCCCAATCGCGGTACAAAGCAGAAGTCTGCCTCTCTTTCAGGTAGTGCAGATCTCCCAATTGGATCAGAAAGATGGCTTCAGGCATTGTCCGGTACCAGCGCTTGAGACTGGGGAGGGTGTGACGATCAGGATGGAGCAAACGACAGGAGAGAAAGGAGCCGCTGCTGAGTTCAACGGCCAATAGAATCGGGTCTCTCATGACTGAGGTCCCCACATGGAATGGCTCTGCCAGCCGCCATCTTGCCAGTAATAAACGTATTCGGCTCCGGTCTCCCAGGCCAGGGCAATCAGGCTCTGGAGGTCGTCGCTGGTACGAGGCCGGATCTTGGCCCAGGGCTCACCCTTGTCCATATAAGCATCGACGCCGTTCTTGGTGATGCTCGACAGGTCGCCAAAATTCACAATGATCTTGGCGTCTGCTTCAGTGGGATAGTGTTCCCTCAGCACTTTACCCACTTGATCCCCATCGAAGTGACAGTAGATAGAGCAATAGCGACCGTCAGCCAGCCGCCTTGCAATTCGGGCGCGGGTGCTCATGCGGTCTCTCCCTGAAAGAGAGCATCTAGCCCGGCGGTGATTCGGTAAATGCGGTCCTTGCCTTCAGGCTTTTCCGATTCGATGGTCAGCCCCAGTCGTTTTTTCAGAGTACCGGCAAAGGTGCCGCGCACCGTGTGTTGCTGCCAGCCGGTTTCGCGCATGATCTCGTGGATGGCGGCCCCGTCGGGGCGGCTGAGCAGTTCGATCACTGTATGCAGCTTGGTGCCGGTGCGGATCTTACCCAGACTCTTGGCGGTTGGCCTGGCTTCTTCATCCTAAATTCCTCACTTAAGAATCCCGACTAAACTGTAATCCCTTCTGCAAAGAGGGATACAGATGACTTTTCCACCAAAACCTACTCACCCAAAAGGTGAGCCTAAAGAACTCAGCAAAAAGTGCTCGACAACCTCTCTTGAGGTGGACACATTTGAGGGGAAAATCCATGTCGTGTGGGAACCTGACGCATCAGTCACACCAATGGGGCAGCTACCATTTTTTATTCAGTTTTTAAAAACAGGTTGTCGATTTGAACCATGGGTTGAAGACTGCCCCCTGAATCCGTGATTTCTTGATTGCAGAGAAGATTTTCCATCTCATTTAACTCAATGACAGAAAGTTTTACGCTTTCGGTGCGTGCAATTCACCACAAAATAGCTGAACAGATTTAATAGCACGGCTCTTTTCCAATGAATACCGAAAGATTTCTGCTCTGAAGGCGAGCGAAATCCTGCCAGTGTCAGCCATACTTTTTCATTCAGTCGAGAGAAATAAATAATCAGCTAACAGAGCTGTTTTTCAGGAAAGAGTTGCATAAAGGCCGACAGCCCGGGGCTATGTCGGCCAAAACGAAGAATAAATTGGCGACTCTTTTTCAGGAATCGCGCAGATTGGTAAACCAGCTCCTGCATAACCGTCTTGATTCTTCGGCGCTGAGCTTTGTGGCGAACCGGAGAATCAGGACCCAGCAAACAGGTTTGCCCCATGTAGCGCAAAATTTTGTAGGTCAGTGCACCAAGACACATGACAAGATCATTCGTATCAAACTTACCTGAAGGCAGTCTTTCCAGATCCATGTCAGTCTTGAATTCACTATGAAACTGTTCGCTGGTCGCATGGTCTTCATAGAGTAATATAACATTATCATTATCGTATTCAGTTTCATCCAATGTCGTCCACCAACCATCCAGCTCGTAGTCTGGTGTTAAAAAATACTGACCCACCGAGTCAGTAGTACGCTTGATAATACGGATGATTAGTCGCTGTCTGCCGTAGTCGGTCTCATGGATAACTGAGTGTGTCGCATACGTTTTTCCGGGGCGAAGCTCTGTCCACTGAACACTGGCTGTCTCAAAGGCTTGCAGCCAGGCTGTTACGGCATACTGCTTACGTGGATTGAGTTTGATGATGTGATCCACATGGTTGTGATCGGCAATCTCTCGGCGAGTGTCTTCTGCATCATGGCCACTGTCGAGTCGCAGCAATACCGGAGCTTGAGTAACACGACGAAGTCTGTGTAATACGGTATTCAAGAAGGGTACGAAGTCGTTTTGTGAGTGTTGTGAACCAGGACGTAGTTCAGTGCCTAGACACCATCCCTCGGTTCCCACATAAGACATAATGGGGGCAAAGCCATGAAAGTGCTTGTAGGTCCATTGCACACCTTCTTTTTGAGTTTTGCTGTTATCCTGCGGAGTAACGTCTATATCCAGCGGAATGTGCTGAAGGTGATCGAGTTCTTTTGAAAGTGGAGAGATCGGTGCATCCAATTCGACCAATAGCTCGGGGAGGGCTTCTTCAATTAAGGGGATCAACTGAGTGGCATCTTCATTAAACCGCTGGCGCAAGCGACTGGCGGAAGGCATTTGTTTAATGTCCATACTGCGCTTGAACCAGTCATCATGGCGATAGTTATCAATAGCATCAAAATCAGTTTTACCCAAAGCCAATAAGCCGACAAAAGCCCGCACCAGATCAATATTAGGAATGCCGTGACGTTTCTTGATAGAGCGCAGCGATTTCCTTAGAGATGTTTTCTGGTTCAGGGCATGACCGACAAAACAGAGACCGGCTGCCGGCGTATAAAACTCAGTGTCAGATTGCTCAAATTTAAGTTCCACAAAAATGCACTTATAAGGTGAAAATAGGGATGAGCAAATATTAGCCTACAGGTACTGGTACGACTGAGTTTTTAGTGGATTTAGTGATGGTAAACTCACGGATTCAGGTGCCCCTTAACTTACAAAAGCAACAACGCACCCAAGAAAGTTAATGTACTCGGCTCCCTTTTTCTCTCAATACTTTCAGGTCACAAGCGTTATGCACATATCGGAACATTAACAGGAGACGGAGTGAACCCGAAATTACTGGGTATGACAAAGGTAGTCAGTGATGATTCTGCTCGACGGGGCTTACTTAAAATAGATGAGGACGAAGGTGTTGAATGGATGCAACACCACTTGCAAGAATGCTATGAGCCCTTATTAAAGCTGCCGTGGATATTGGACGCAGATGTTACGATAAAAACAATTTACGGAAGTCAGGAAGGAGCAGAAAAAGGATATAACCCGCACAAGAAAGGACGCCCTTCACATACTTACCACTCTTACATGATGGCTAATTTAAAGTTGATTCTTGATGTTGAAGTCCAACCCGGTGATAAAGGAAACAGCAAGCACTCATTACCCGGTTTAATTAATTTATTAAATCGACTTCCTCGAGAGTGCTGGCCTGAGTTTGTTCGAGGCGACTGTGACTGGGGAAGCGATCGGGTAATGTCAGAACTAGAACAAGCGGGTTGCGGTTATCTTTTCAAAATAAAGAAGACAGTTAACGTCAAGAGGTCCATACACCACGCACACTGTAGCGGAGGATGGGTTCGCTACAACAGGCACTGGGAAGGCAAAGAATCAGAATTAAAGCTGGATGGTTGGGCAGAACCAAGGCGAATCATTATTGTCCGAAGAAGGTTGGCTGGTGATTCTCTGATGCTGGAAAAAGAGAATAACAAGAAACAAAAAGAAATCGCCTTTATTGAAGATCCAGAGAACATCAAACTCTTTGAATACTCAGTATTAGTGACCAGCCTTGATAGTGATGTAGTGTCCATCATAGATCACTACAGGGACAGAGCTGACTGTGAAAACAATTTTGATGAGATCAAGAACCAGTGGGGCTGGGGAGGTTATACAACCAAAGACATAAAGCGATGCCGCCTCCTGTCAAGGATGGTTGCACTGGCTTATAACTGGTGGACTTTGTTTGTAAGGCTGAGTAATCCTGATTCGCATAAAGAGTCAATAACCAGTAGGCCGTTATTAATGAGTGCTATTGGCAAGTTAACAGAGAGTGGTCGTCAGAAAAAAATAACGGTTACCAGTCAGCACAATCTGATGAAAAAGATCCAAGCAATGCAGGAGAATCTCTGTGGATTTTTTGATGCAATCAAGGAAATTGCAACGCAGTTAACTCCAGATGATATCTGGTGCCGGATATTGACGAGAGCTGTATCGAAATTTTTAATAAAAGATCAAGTTATTACACCTGTTCGGCTCATTAACTCAAGTTAAGCGAGAGCAAAGCTCTGCAGCTCACTTGGTGACACTGCACACTTAGCGTACGGTGGGCTATCACTCAACTGCTGAATTTAGGTTGAAAGAGAACTGGTCAAGCAGCAGAAGCGACCAAGGCAGTATGGCGTCTATTCCAGCAAGGGAATCTGAATGAAGATCCGACAAAAGATTGCCGGGTGGCTGCTGCCAGAGCTGAAAAACCTGGCCTATACCTCGGCAGGCCAGGGACGGCGCAGTCAGAGTTGGATCGCACCTTCTACAGGCCCGAATAATTCACTGACTGGTAATCTCGGTACCCTGATTAATCGTTCCCGGGCAGCGATTCGTAATGACCCCTGGGCCGCTTCCGGGCTGGAGAAGTTGGTCGCCAACATTGTCGGCACTGGCGTTAAACCCAAGTCAGAAGCCACAGATGATGCGTTTCGTAAACAGTTACAGGCATTGTTTCTGGTCTGGACCGATGAGGCCGATGCCGATGGCCTGTTGGACTTCTATGGGCTGCAGGCACTGGCCGCTCGATCCATGCTGGAAGCCGGTGAATGCTTTGTACGTTTTCGACCTCGTCAGCCCGGTGATGGTTTAAGCGTGCCCCTTCAGTTACAGCTGCTGGAATCCGAGTTTGTCCCCTGGGATTACAACGACGATCTAAAAAGAGGTCACAAGATTCGTGCAGGCATTGAATTTAATGCTCTGGGTCAGAGAGTGGCGTACTGGATGCATCGAGCACACCCCTCTGATTTTACCGTACTGGATACTGCAGACCTGCGTCGTGTGCCTGCGAAGCAGGTAATGCATCTTTATGAACCTTTGCGGCCCGGTCAATTGCGAGGCCAGCCACGGTTGTCTCAGGTGTTGTTAAGGATGTTTCATTTGGACAAGTTTGATGATGCCACGTTGCTTCGCCAGGAAATCGCCAATCTGTTCACTGGTTTTATTACCAAACCATCACCGGAACAGGAGAAGGTTGATCCTCTGACCGGTAGGCCGATCGTGTATGACTTACAGGGTGTGCCTATGGTCGCTATGGAACCGGGTACCATGCAGGAGTTGTCACCGGGTGAAGAGATTACCTTCAATACCCCTCCGGGAGCGGCCAGTAACTACCCGGATTTTATCCGACAGCAACTGATGGCGGTGGCGGCAGGGATGGGACTGCCCTATGAAATCCTGTCCGGTGATATGAAAGGCGTCAGTGACCGGGCACTTCGCGTCGTGCTGAATGAGTTCCGTCGTCGGATTCAGCAGATCCAGCACAATCAGCTGGTGTTTCAGCTCTGTCGACCGGTCTGGAACCGCTGGTTGGAGATGGCAGTGCTCAGTGGTGCGGTTTCGGCTCCTGAGTTCCATCGAAACCCATCGCAGTACAACCGGGTGAAATGGATACCCCACGGCTGGGCCTATATCCATCCGGTGCAGGATGTTCAGTCCCAGAATCTGGCGGTGCGCAGTGGGTTCAAATCCCGGTCGGAAGTGGTCTCTGAGCAAGGGTACGACAGCGAGCAGATCGATGACGAAATTGCCGCCGACAATCGCCGGGCGGATGAGCTGGAATTGCAATACGACAGTGATGCCAGAGTTCAAACACAAGAAAACCCTGTCACGGATGAGGATAAAGCACCGGATGAACAAGAAACCGCTCAACAAAAATAGAGCCTGGTATACGCTGAAGGACCAGGCTGGCCAGCCAGCGGAACTGCTGATTTATGATGTGATTGGCGACTGGGCGGGAGTTTCAGCTCGACAGCTGGTCAGCACCCTAAAAGATATCGATGCCGATGAGATTACCGTGCGTATTAACAGTCCCGGTGGTTCTGTCTTTGATGGAGTAGCCATTTATAATGCCCTGCGTTACCACAAGGCCCATATCCACGTCCGTATAGAAGGGCTGGCGGCCAGTATTGCCAGTGTCATTGCCATGGCAGGCGACAGCATTCATATGGCTGAGAATGCTCTGTTGATGATTCATAATCCGTTTGGATGGGTCGGTGGTGATGCTGGTGAGTTGCGAAAGATGGCGGATATGCTGGACAAAACCACCGAGGTCATTGCCCAGACTTATTGCAGCCGATGTGAGCTGGATCTGGAAGCCATGTTCAAGCTGATGAATGACGAAACCTGGTTTACCGCGACAGAAGCAGAGGGCCATGGTCTGATTGATAAGGTGGATAGCCCGGTGAAAATGGCGGCCAGCTTTGATCTCTCTAGCTTTATGCATCCGCCACATCAGCCTGACCCTGAACCCAAAGAAGAGAAAGGTCTACAGGCTCTAGCGGTGATGACATTGTGCAATCAGGCCGGTTACCCGGAAATGGCGGAACAGTTTGTCAGACAACAGCAAGGCTTAGAGGATGTAAAAGCCCGGCTGGCGGAGTGCGAAGCCATCAAGTCTCTTTGCACCGCAGCCCATTGCCCGGACCGTGCCAGTCAGTACATCCGGTCCGGCAAGTCCAAAGAGCAGGTGCGCACAGAACTGTTTGATTTGCTGGTGCAGGATGATGACGGTATCGATAATAGCCTGACCCCCCATCAGCAGGAGCAGACCTTCAAGCCGCTGATTGATACCCAGAGCGTTTACCGCAAACGCAACGGACAAACCGACATTCACCACCCCGAATTAGGAATAAATTTCTTGGTACGTTGACCCCAAGACAAGGACTATTGTCGTCATACTCTCCGAGAGACCGATTACATGTTTCTCCGTCCCGTTGACCGTTAACACATGGACACCCGAAAAACAGAAGAAAACCCACCTGCCTGTAGGGTTCTGGGCTGGCTTTTTCTTCATGTCAGGAAACGTCCGACTTTGCCTTTTCAGCTCATGACGAATCCGGTGCTGGATAGCAGCATAGACCATCAGGCAAAGCGTCATCACCATTAATAAAGCCTCAATGCGTTCCGGCTTCTTCAGATACAAAGACGACACCAGAAAGTCCGGGCTTTTCAGAAAACGGAAGCCCCTTTCAACCTGTTGCTGAGATTTGTAAGTCCTGAGCAGTTCTGCGGTGGTCAGTCTGCCTGTATCAGTGTCGTTCGTAGCGAGAACAAAGCAACCCAGCGATGCCTCAGCATCCCGTCGGGTTTGCACAGTGACCGAGCAACACCCTGTCACGAAGTACTCCAGATGATCCGGCTCTGCCCCGTGAGCGGGACGACCTTTGGTCTTGTAACAGGGCTTTGAAATAATCTGTGGCTCAGCCTGACAGAGTTCAGATTGCTTTTGCCACTGCTTGAAGGCTTCAAGGGCGTCCTTCTCGCACCGAAACGCTTTTTTGCCCAGTTTTTCCAGTTTCTTGCACTCTGCCAGAGATTTTTTCTGCATACGTCTTGTCAGTGTCTTCTGTTCAGTTTTCCGGCTTTGCTTGTTGCGGAATAAAACCCAGCGTTGTTCTACGCCAGCATAATCAGACGACACCTTTATGGCTTCGTAATGCTCAAAACCTTCCACAGCCTTCATAGTGCGTGTTGGCGCACTCTGCACCAGCTCTTTGGCGGCGGCGATATTGAGGGGAACACGGGAAATGAACCACTGCCCTTGTTGATCCAGTTTTTGAAGCGTTTCTGCTACATACAACGCAGCATCAGCAACGAAGTAACGGGCTTCCAGTGCGGCCTTGAAACTCTTCAGGTGCTGGGATACGACCCACTGAAAACTCGTCTTGTCGGTCACATTGCCGCTGGCAGCGGCCATAAACATGGGAATGCCCGCTTTGTTTTCGGTCATCAGAAGCAAAATGGCCTGGTTCAGGTCTGGCCGATGGTCACGGCTGTAGCCTTTGCAAATCCTGATGCAATTAAGGTCTTCGTCGCTCTCCTCGCTGTCGCTATTATAACGACCATCGACGTGTAGGCTTGTACCGTCAAGGTTTAACGCCTCGCATGGCAGCTTGAGGTTCTTTGCTACCTTGATAGCCAGCTCGAAATAGACTTTACTGACATCCAGGTTGAACATCTCATCCAGTGCTCTTCCGAGCACTTTGTCGTTTAAGTGCTCAGGTTCGACTCCCTCCCTGATCAGCTTGTCGAGGGGTTTGTTGTCGAAAAACTGCGGAAACATATGGAGAGATTGCCCAACGAACCCCAAGCCATTGAGAATCATGGCGAGAATGCACTCACCATGAGAAACCTTCCACTCGTCGGACTGCTTTGGGGCACGCTGGTCAATGTGTTCGACGATCCCAAGCTCTTTGCACATTCCTGCGACTAAGCCGAGGTGATCCATGACCTGAGTGCGGTACTGAACAGGAGGCATAAGACGGTTTCCTGATATTTGCTTATCTGATAAATAGCAGACTTCAGGAAAATGTCAGGTTAGGTGGTGAATGTCGGGACAAACGACTGCCTAAGCCTTTTTATTCGACGTTTGATTCTATCTCTCTCAAAGGAACTGAAACCATGCCTGTCATGACAGAGCCGGTGCACACTGGCGAATTTATTGTGTCCGAAGGAAACAACAGCATCAGTCGGGAGTTGGTTGAGCTGGCCCCGGATCTGAAGCTTCTGCCTGGCTCAGTGTTAGGCAAGAATACATCCACGGATGTTTATGGACCGCTGGACCCTGATGCAGACACCGGTCTGCAAATGGCGGTTGGAGTGCTCTGGGATCATGTCAGCACCGATGCTACGGGAGGCGAAGGTGTCATCATTGCCCGTCTGGCGGAGGTGCATCAGGATCTGTTGATTTGGCCGGAAGGTGTAACGGATGAGCAACAGGCGACAGCGGTGAGTGAGCTGGCGTCACTGGATATTATTCTCAGGAAAGGAGAACAGGGATGAACTTGCTGGATATCTTTAACAACGATGCTTTCAGTCTCACCAGTCTGACCGCCACGCTCAATGATTTACCCTATAAGCCGGGTCGTATCGGGGAGTTGGGCTTGTTTAGCGAAAACGGTATCAACACCACGACAGCGATTGTGGAATCCAGAAATGGTGAGTTGATTCTGCTGCCGACCTCTGAACGGGGGGCACCGGCACCGCAAGCCAAAGGCCGTAAACGCAAGGTCCGCAGTTTTGTCATTCCTCATATTCCTTATGACTCCACCATTATTGCGGATGAGGTGCGTAATGTGCGGGCCTTTGGCTCGGAGAGTGCTCTGGAAGGTGTGCGTACCGTTGTTAATCAGCGGCTGTCGGATATGAACGCCAATCATGAAGTCACACTGGAGCATCTGAGGTTGGGAGCGATCAAGGGACAGATTCTGGATGCCGATGGCTCCAGTGTCATTTACGACCTGTTTCAGGAGTTCGGGGTGACCCAGCAGACTCATACCTTCAAATTCAGTGTGGCCGAGACCGATGTCCGGCTGGAGTGTGTTGCTCTTCGCAGGAAGGTAGACAAAGCACTGGGGGCGCAACCCTATACAGGATTAAGGGGGCTTTGTGGTGCCGACTTTTATGACGGTCTGGTTGGGCACGATTATGTGAAAGATGCCTACCACCGCTATCAGGACAGTGCCCTGCTGCGCAACGACCCCAAGGCCGGATTCCGGTTCGGTGATATCGACTGGGAAGAGTACCGGGGACAGGTAGGTGATTTGCCTTTTATTCAGCCGGATGAAGCTTATGTGATCCCGGAGGGCACCGGCATCTTCCGCACCTGGTTTGCCCCGGCGGACTTTATCGAGACCGTCAACACCATCGGTCTGCCCCGTTATGCCAAGCAGAAAATCATCGATTTCGACAAAGGCGTACAAGTGCATACCCAGTCCAACCCGTTGCCGATTTGCCTTAAGCCCCGGGCGGTAATCAAATGCAAGATGAGCTGAAGGCATTGAACCGGCAAGTGCTGGCTACCTTTGGTCAGTCGGTGTTGATCTTACGTTCAGACGACAGCGAACTGGAAACCACAGGCGTATTATCCAGAGAGCTGATCCCGACCGGACAGTATGAACAGGTGCTACAGGAAGTGACTGTGTTGGCCCTTGCGTCAGAAACACCGCTTAAAAGAGGTGAGCGGGTCTCATCGGATGGGCAACAATGGACCGTTGATCGAAAGCTGAAAAGTGACGGTCACATGATCTGGTGGAACCTCCATGAAGCTGGATCTTGAACTGGATGACCGTATTGGAGGGCTGATCACAGCTTTCCAAAACTCACCTGAAAAGGTCGATCGGGCTACTCGACGTGCGTTGAAAAAGCTGTCGCGTTTTGCCGAACGACACACCCTGCGAGCGCTGGCGCGGCAACAGGGTATCACCCAGAAAACACTGAAGGCATTGGGTCGGGTAAAAGTCAGTCTTCTTAAACCGGGAGAGCGGGGCAGTGAGGGTTATAGCCTGGTGGTCTGGATCGGAGCCAGTGATCTACCGGCTCACTACCTGGGTCAACCCAGACAAACGACATCGGGCGTTAAAACTGGCAAACACTTCTGGAAAGGGGCGTTTCTGATGCAACCGGTGAATGCCCCCAGACCTATGGTCTTCCGCCGAAAAGACAACTGGCAGCACCAATACCAGCGCTCAAAAAAGTCGGGTCGCATGATGTGGATGGGGCTGCCATTGGAAAAACAAGCCCTGCCTATGCTTCACAATGCTATTAAAGTTCTGGAAAAACTGAAACCGCTGTTGCTGGAGCGGTTTACCACATTAATGCAACAGGAATTGAACTTTTTATGGAACGAGGCATTCAATATCTAGTCCTGAAGCCCGGATTGTACAAACGCTGGTTGAAAGACTGAAGTCTGTTATAGACAACGTGCTGCTGGGTTATGGGGCCACCGGACTGGAAAAAGACCTGACACTACCGGCTCTGCTGGTGCAGCTGGAATCCATCCAGGAAGACTCCCGTCAGGGGCTTAAAGCCAAATACCAGTTGCAGTGTAATCTCAGTGTTGTGATTCGAACGGATGAGCAGACGACGTACAAGCTGATTGAACTGTCCAGTGCGCTTCGTAAAACCCTGAGTCCTGACAACCGACTGACGGCAGAAGTCCGGAAAGTAACTCTGAACGAAACTCAGTTTGATATTGCCCCTAATAACGGTCACCTGTCTTTTTCAGATACGGCACTGACCATTGAAGCCGTCTTTTAATCGAAACCTCAAGGAAGGAGATTCCCATGTCCACCATCGACCGCAGCTTTATCGGCGCAGGCAGTATCCATATCCAACCCTATAATAAATCGGCACCGTTACTGCCCATTGGTAATGTCAGTGAATTCAACTTCAGCTTTGAAGAAGACCGCAAGGAGCTGAAGAACTATCTGGGCGGTGGTGGCAATCGCAATGTCATCAGTCGGGTGTCGGGTATTACCGCCAGTCTGGTGGCTCATGACTTCACTGCCAGTAATATCTCATTAGCGCTGAGGGGCAATGTGACTGCAGCGACCACCACGCCGGTTGTGGATGAAGTACTGGTAAGTCACGGTGTCACCGATGAATTGATTCCCTTTAAACGTCTGCCGGACCTCAATCAAACCATCACTATCAAAGACAGTCTGGATACGATTTTGGTTCAAGGTGATGATTACGAGCTGATGAAATCAGGCATCAAAGTGTCAGAAGGTGGTGGCATCGACGACCAGGGTCTCAAGGTCAGCTACACACCACTCAAGGCCAACATGGTACAGGCGCTGGTAGAATCCGGGCGTGAATTTGTCCTGTTTATGGAAGGGTTAAACGATGCTCAGGAAGGTTTGCCCTTCAATATCCGGGTTCACCGGGTGAAGTTCTCACCGGTACAGAACCTGGGTTTTATCTCCGATGACTTCGCCAGCATTCCCTTGCAGGTGGATGTGCTGGCGGATACGTCGATTTCAGGGAATGGGCTGAGTTCGTTTATGCAGCTGGATTTGGCTCAATGAAGGGAATTATTCAAGAGGTCTGTTACTTAAGTCAGTACTGAATAATATTCCCCGAAGTTCATTGTTTTCTATTACTTGCTTGAAGGACTCTTGACAGTAAATACCCTGAAAACAGTCTACTTCTGTGCGGAAGATGGGAGTCTCCTTCAAAGCTGCCTGAATAAAGGCAATTTTCTCCAATTCGTCCCATTCATTGAAGCAAGTTTTCTCTTGATCAATAGCTTGTAAATCTTCAGCAAGGACCAGTGGGTTGAACAGGTAAGCTTTTGTTCCATCCTCATGTTCTACAGGTAAAAACTCACCATGGTCTTGTAACAAAGTAAATAGCTGATTATAGGCTTTCTGACTTAGATAAAGTTTGCCAAGCTGATCACAGGAGATATCTGGAACAGGGTTGTCTGTCTTGCTGGAAACAGAGCGATAAAATTCTATATGAATGGGTTGCCATAATTGCTTATATTGGGTCGGCTGGCTGTCCATATAGATCAGACAATCTTCCCCAAGTTTGTCTTCTACTTCGTCAGCATCAAGAGTGAAGCGTTGAAACTGTTTAACTTCAGGGTGGATTCGATAGATCATTCAGGTAAACCCTCACCTTTACGCAGCATAACATAGGTTGGCTGTGACCCAGCCTGTAGCCTGAGTTCGATAGTTTTCAGAGTGTACTTCAAGTCATCCTGGCTTTTTGTTTTGCTGGTATTGATCAATGTTCCCAGCCAGAAATAATAGTTAAATCTGTGAATTCTACTGTGAGGAACAGCCTGTTTGAGCCGCTTTGGCATATAAGTAAGAGCGCTGGTGTTTTCTGGAAGCCAGCAGCCATTGTAGCTGTCATCGATACGCATTTTAAGGTGGGCTAATACAGCACGCATTGGAGCGGCGTCTTTATGTGCTCCAGAAACAATGGCATGAGCATGGCATTTGGGATGTGGCTTCGAATCGCCCGTATCCTCTAGATGACCTGCCAGCCTGGATGATTCATGCTGCTCATTCCTAAGTTCTTTTCGTGTCATTTCATCTGCGCCTATGCGATATCGATCGATACCGAGTTCAACCTGTGCAGTTACAGATACTGCGATCAGGTCAGCAGGTGTTGGATTTTTTGTAGAAGCAAAACGATCAATGGAATGCTCGACCCTGTCTTTTTGATAATACCGTTTTTCATTGACTGGCACGGCCACTCGACACCTCCTGTGCACGAAAAATCGTCATTCTGTTTATTTTTTATCACTGCTGTCCGGTTAAAAATCCGGAATAACTGGGAAGTGCCTGTCCCTGTTGGTTTACAGTAAAATAGAAGTTGTCGAGACAGCTATTTCACAGACCAAGAGAGACAGGCATGAAGCATCATAACAGCGTTTTCCAACAGTTGCTCAAAGTCATTCCCCGCCACCAATTCCAGAAGGTGGTTGACCGTCACAATGGTGATCATCGGATCAGAACTCTGTCATGCTGGACTCAGCTGGTCGCCATGATGTTTGCTCAACTGGCCAGTCGGGTCTCGATTCGGGATTTAGTTGAGAACTTCAACACCTGCCACAGCCACCATTACCATTTGGGCGTCTCTCGCATAAAGCGCTCTTCACTGTCGGACGCCAACAGTCATCGGTCCGCCAGCATTTTCTCAGAGACTTTTTTCTTTCTGCTGCAAAAGGTCAGAAGCCATCTGCCACGGGGAGCGGCCAGTGACATGGTACGTCTGATTGACTCCACAACCATCGACTTGAATGTAAACCAGTTTGAATGGGCTCATTTCAGGAAAACCAAGGGCGGCATAAAGCTGCACACGGTTTATGACCCGGAGGCAGATACACCGACCTTCTTCGAACTGACCAGCGCCAAAGTGAATGATCGTAAAGCCGCTCAGAACCTGCCCATTATGGCGGGTGTTACCTATGTTTTTGACCGGGCCTATGATGACTACAGCTGGTATTACGAGATGACCTGCCAGGGTACTCTTTTCGTTGGCAGAATGAAGAGCTCTGCGGTCTACGAAGTCATTGAAACTCGTGCAACGAAGGAAAACTTTATCCTTGAAGATCAAATCATCAGGCTTTCTTCTGACAAAGGCCGTAAAGACTGTCCAACCTACCTAAGACGAGTCAAAATTCACCGTGAGGAAGACGGCAAAGTACTGGTATTTATCAGTAATGACCTGAAGAGAACAGCGGTTGAAATTGCTGCCCTGTACAAATCTCGCTGGCAGATTGAACTGTTCTTCAAGTGGATTAAACAGAATCTGAAGATTAAGCGGTTCATTGGCAGAAGTGAGAACGCAGTGAAAATTCAGGTTCTGACAGCAATGATTGCCTACCTTCTACTACGCCTGGCCCAGATCACAACACGCTGCCAGCTGTCGTTACAGCAAATAGCCAGGAGAATCAGTCTTAATCTGACCGGTCGTCGTTCTCTTCTGGAGTTATTCAGTGATCCTCCGGAGAAAAGCGGGGGCAGCTTGCTCCAGAATCAGGGAAAGCTGGAGCTTGGATATGTTTAACCGGACAGCAGTGATTTTTTATCGATAAAAAGACACCGTGATTCTAAGTGTAACTGAGAGTCAAAGGCAATCTCGCATCAGAAGTAGAAGTTAATGAGTTAGAAGAATTTAGGAGGACAGTATGTCAGCTATGCGTGATATGGCTTTGAAGCTGGTACTAAAAGCCAAAGACACCCTATCCAAAACCGTCCTCCAGTCAGCTACTTCCCTTGAATCCCTCCGTAAAGAAGCCCAAATCCTAAAACAGAAACTGTCTGATTTACAGAAACAAGATCGATTACTGTCGTCTTTTCAAAAACAGACAGCAGCCGTTCGAGATACAGGCAAAGCCTACCGGGAAGCAGAAGCCAGGGTTGAGAAGCTGGCTCGGGAATTTCAACAGGCTGAGAAACCCTCCCGGTCTCTTCAACGCTCACTGGAGTCAGCTCGCAAATCCGTGGTGTCGGCCAGTCGGGCTTATCAGTCTCAGCGCCAGAAGCTAGCCGGATTACGCAGTAGTTTGGAGCAGGCAGGTCTTTCCAATCGTAACCTCTCTGCCCAGCAGCAGCGACTGCAAAAGGAGCTGAAAGAGACAGCTTCCGCATTGCAGAAAGTGGATGCCAGGGCGAAAACCTCTGCTCGTTCATTTAAACGCATCGGCTTCCGGCAGCTGGCTCGAGATGCTGATCGGACATCAGGCAGTATGAGTCGTTTGTCTCAGCGATTGGGGACTCTGGTGGCGGCCAGTGTTGGATTGTATACAGTCAAACGGGCAATTCAGGGACTGTTGGGGACGGGTGATCAGTTTGAACGCTTGAGAGTTCAGCTCAATGCCGTAATGGGCTCAGTGGCTGAAGGTGAACGAGCTATTCAATGGATCAAGCAGTTTACCCGTGAGACCCCTTACCAGCTGGAACAGGTGGCAGAGGCATTTGTACGACTGAAGGCGTTCGGTCTTGATCCTATGGACGGCAGTATGCAGGCCATGGTGGACCAAGCTTCCAAGCTGGGTGGTGGTATGGAGCGCCTGAATGGTATTTCACTGGCGGTGGGACAGGCCTGGGCCAAGCAGAAGTTGCAGGGTGAAGAGATTCTGCAGCTTGTAGAGCGAGGCGTTCCGGTTTGGGAACTGTTGGAAAAAGCCACTGGGAAAAATGTTCAGGAACTGCAGAAGCTGTCGAGCGCAGGCAAGCTGGGTCGGGATACCATTGCCTTGCTGATTGATGAAATTGGCAAGAGTTCAGCCGGTGCCGCTGCTGAGAATATGTCGTTACTGTCGGGTTATGTCAGCAACCTGAAAGACAGCTGGAAGAACTTCCTTGATGAAATCGCCCAGAGTGGCGCTCTGTCTTACGCCAAGGATCAGCTGAAGGGTATTTCAGACCAGGTCAGTGTTATGTCTGAAGATGGTCGTCTGTCTCGATTGGCACAGTCCATCAGCGATGCCTTTGTGCAAATGGGTGAGGCCATCAAGGCCAACTTCACCGGGCTGACATTTGAAAGTGTGGTGACCAGCATTCAGTCTGCCAGCCAGCGTATCGCCTCAACCCTGGCCAGCCTTAACAATACATTTACTTTGACCGGTAATACTGTCCAGTTGTTCTTTAATGGTTTTACCCTAGCGGTGAAAGCCTTTGGTCTGGTTTTCAGTCAGGTGCTCTCTTCCGTTTCGCAGGGGCTGGGCAGTCTGTTTAATGTGTTTGGTGCGACAGAGTCGGCCCAGAAACTCCAGTCCTTCAGTGAGTCACTAAAGGCCGTTTCAGCAGGCTTTAAGGAAGCTGTAAAGGAGGATGTGCAGGACATTAACAGTACCTGGCAAAGTCTGAGTGATGCAATTCTTCAATCCAGTCAAACGACCCAACAAGCCATCCGCAACGAGAGCCAGAAAACGACAGAGTCCGTCGAGCAGGATGTGGTCAAACTGAACTCCGTCTATGTCCAGTCAGCCCAGACCGCCAAAAACGCCTTCACCGATGCCGCTGATGCCCTCAGGCAGATCAACACCGCAGAGGCACGCACCGAACTGGCAGACCTGGCCGTGCAACTGTCCCAGGCTTTTGCTGAGGGGACACTGACTCAGGAGCAATACAACGAAGCCCTGGAAGCCAGTCGACAGAAACTGGCTGAGCTGGAAGACGGTGCCCAGGCTGCCGCTGATGCAGCCAGGACTCTGGGTGATGCCGTCGACGAGGCTGGAGATAAACAAGCACAAGGGGCTGAACGTGCATCCGGCACACTCAATGGTCTAGTGGGCTTCTATAACAACATCACCTCCGAGCTCTATGGGTTGAGTGCCCAAGCAGAAGACACCTTTCTGGCCTTGCAGGGAGCGACTCAAATCGACACTACCGACACTCTGGGCGAAGTTGGGCAGCTCAAGGCCGCATTGGCAGAGACCACCGAAGAGCTGCACCAGTTACAGAGTGCCAATGTAGGAGCAGATGTCACTGGCCTGGGTCGGTGGATGCAGAATACCGCTACCCATGCCGCTGCCGTAAAAGCGGAATTCTATGAGCAGAAAATCGCCCTGGAAGAACTGGTGCAAGGTTATCAAGACGGCTCCATTTCGGCAGAGACTCTGGCCAGACAGGGAAAGGCCGCATCAGAGTCCATGAACCTGCTTAACCAGCAAGATTTGGATCGACTGAACAGTGCTATTGATCAAGCTGAAGCGAGTATGGAACGCCTGGCCAACAGCACTCAGGGTACCCTGGAAGGATTGCAGGATGAACTGGATCGTCTGCAAGGCAAGCAAGACGATATTGACCGTCGTCGGTTTGAAGCCCGGAAACAGGAGCTGGAATCTCAGCTAGCCATAGCTAAACAGCAGGGCGATAACGCATCCATCAGCAATCTGAAAAAAGCGTTGAGCCTGAACCAGTCTATCTACGCAGAAACCAAATCCAGACGTAAACAGCAGGAGCAGGAAGCGGCCAGGAGAGAAAGAGAAGAAAAGACACGCCAGGAAAACTTGCATACTCAACCCTCGCGCCAACCGACACAAGGGTCTGCAGCCCGAACAAGGGCCACTCCTGATAAGGTCATTCGCCTCGAATATCCGGGAGGTCAAGTAGATGTCGGAGTTAAAGCTGGGGACGAAAGGCGGCTGCTGGAAGCATTGAAAAATGCGGGAATGAGGTCCGCACGATGACACTGGATAGCATCACACTGCCTGATGATTTGTTATGGATCAATGAGTTTGACTGGAATCCGGTGGAACAAAGCCAGGATCGTAGCCTGACCGGAGGCCTGCTGATTCAGGAGCAAAGTAAACGTTTCGGGCGACCTATTGAGCTGAATGGTGGTGAAGAAGTCGCCTGGGTATCTCGATCCGTGGTAGTCAACCTGCTTGCATTGAGCCAGATTGCCAACAAGATCATGACCCTGACCCTTCCCGACTTAAGGCAATACTCAGTGATTTTTGATCGCAGCTCGGGAGCCCCTATCGAAGCCCAGCAGATTTTGCCTTATGCCTATCCGGGTGACGACTATCAATACAGCCTGATTGTCAGACTGCTGACCGTTGAATGATTATTTCTTTTCAGAAAGCAGGGACTCCTCAATTTGCTGTTTTAACCCCCGGTCAATCAATCGAACATGACAATAAAAGGCAATGCCACTGAAAGTCAGACCGACTAGCCAGAGGTAGATACCTATAGGCAGCTCTTTAGTGAGATGAGAAGTGGCCATAACTGCTGACAGGGCTATGGCGGTTAATGACCATTTTTTGCCTCTGACTGCTTTGATGGTCAGAAACAGGGTAGGTATTGGAATGCTCAAAGCTATGGCAAGTACAGTCAATGGTTTGAGTTCCAGTAGATTAAAAATGGGTACCAAACTCCAGGTTAAGGCCATAACTAGAAAGGTGTAGGACAAACTTCCCAACATTCTTAATCCATCCCTCTGATCAAGTAAATCGTTGTATTTCGAACATGGCCATCCAAAGCGCTGGACAGGAAAGACAAGCTGGCGGCAATGGAGTCTCGTAAGGTCAGTACGGCACCAGCAGACAACACTTGAGGACTCATTCGTCTGGGTAATGTTTGGGAGCGCAGCAATGCTTTGATTTCACCCTGGGTAGCATGGGGACGGTTGGCTTTATGGATTTCGCGAGTCAGTCGTAATCTTTCCTGCCGGTTTAAAACTTTTTTACTGGCTGATCTCAGGCTGATGCCTGCCTTCCCCAAAATTCCCATAACCCTTATCGTCGCAAAAGCTGAAGCTCCAACGCCAACCAGAGAGACTCCATCCAAGACTTTCATGGATGTTTGGTAAGCAGGTGAGTTATCCCAGGCTGAGTTCATATCCGGGTTATCGAACGCATTGTACGTACGTATCAGTGAGTTAGCACAACTCCCTGCAGTTGCAGCAGTAGCCGCATACCCTATGGAGGTCAGCGCCAGACTGCTACCCCCGGTAAAAGGAGACGTGGCGGCTGATCCAAAAGTGACCAGCGTGGCTACAACCATCGCTGAACAGTTGATGGCAGCCAGCCCAGCTTCTCTGGAGACTTTTGTCATATCAACAGATGATTTGGTGGTGACATCAATGACCCGGTAATCACCCGCTGCTTGACACATCTCCGAGGCAGGCTTGCGCAGGATTTCAGGAAAGTCGTCTCGGTTCAGCACCACGCCAATGCCGGTCAGTGCTCCAATATTGTCAATTTTGTGCAGGATCTGGTTTTTTGTTGTGTTGGGTAAGGTGTTCATTTTTATACATCCATTGACTACTAAATAGGGCTTCTTGCCTCTTTGATAAAAAATCTTGCACCGGAAAAACAAGGAATTATCAGGCCATTAGCTTACTGGCTAGATGACCAGATTTCTACAGGTAGAAGGCTATATCATGAACAGAGGAGCTATGGATGGCCATCAATAACGATGATGTGAAACTCTTTGAAAGCCAGCGTCTCAGTGATGAAGAAGACGGGGGTGGCCGGGCTACCGGCAATGTGGTGATCGACGGTAATGTGAATAACCTGTTTCAGGACATCTCACGGATTGATAGAACCATCGGTGATGTGGCTCTTCGCAAGGCTTACATTGGCATCAGCACCGATAATAACGACGCTTATCTGGGCAGTCATATCATCCTGACCGATGCGCCGGATGACGACAATGTCAGTGTGTTGCTGTTCAACACCGACAGCCAGGTGGATGAGCGCAATGCCGCTCGGGATAGGATCGAAGCCTATGTGGTGCCGGGAATATCGGCCAACAAAAAATGATGCGGGTGAATACAGCCACCGAAAAATAGCCCTGGTTCATTATATTGCAGACTGTCAGGTATGCTCAGGAGAGGTTACGGTAGGTAAAGGCGGCTGGCATTTTCCCGGTCGGCTAGTGGGGCGCTGTAATGAAAACCCTGTGGAACATGTTTATACCTTTGACCATGTGACGCGGGTGGGCAAGCCGCTACGGTGA